GAACGTGGCCACCAAGAAAAAATAGTTTACATACCCCACAAAGTATAATATAATACACGCTCAACAACAGGAGAAACAAATGGCAGTAAGAAATTTCAACGACGCTGAGAAGCAGAAACTAATACAGATCATATCACAGGGCTCACAGGTGCTGGGTGAGGTGGAAGATCTCAAAGGTGGTTTGAAAGACACGGTAAAAGCAATAGCAGAGGAACTGGAACTCAAACCAGCACTGATCAACAAGGCGATATCAGTCGCACACAAGGGCAACTACCAGAACATCGCGGACGAGATGGACACACTGGAGAGCATCTTAAACACAGCCGGCAAACTTTAATGTTGGCGAAAGTCAGATCATTCTGGCTTCGCAGTTTTGAGAGTGACAGGACCGCGTTCTACTTCGAACTGGTCAGTTTCATTTTCACCGTTGGAGCCAGCCTCACATTGGCGATATCCGCCAGAGATCCCAACATGCTCATAGTGTATCCGGGATTCCTAGTTGGTGCATTGACACAATGTTACGCATCATATAGGCGTGGTGCCGCATGGGTCATGATTTTGACTTTCTACTTCGCGTGTGTTAATATATTTGGATACGGAGTGGCCGCAGGATGGTGGTAGGATGAGTTACATAGACGCATTATTTAAAAAAGACGAGGACAGGATATATGTGGTGGAGCGTGATCCCAAGAAGGGTCGCGTGTTCGTTGAGTATGACGCCAGGTACGTGTTCTACTATCAAGACCCTAGAGGCAAACACAGAAGCATGACAGGTGAACCACTACAACGTGTAGTGTGCCAAACAAACAAAGAATTCATAAAAGAACAGAGAATCAGAAGCAACAAGCAACTGTATGAAAATGATATCAATCCGGTGTTCAGATGTTTAGAAGAAAACTACTTAGGGAAAGAGACACCAAAACTAAATGTAATGTTTTTTGATATTGAGGTGGACTTCGATCCAGATCGTGGTTACTCAACAACAGATGATCCGTTCATGCCTATAACTGCCATAAGTTGTTACATGGGCTGGACGGACCAACTGGTCACACTGGCGGTGCCACCAAAAACTATCAGTATGCAAGATGCAAAAGTTTTAACCGAACGCTTTCCAAACACTATGCTTTTTGAAAAAGAGAAGGACATGCTAGACGCATTCCTACAACTAGTAGAGGATGCAGATATCTTATCCGGATGGAACTCTGAGGGTTATGATATACCATACACTGTTGGTAGAATACAAAAAGTGTTAAGCTCTGACGACACAAGACGTTTGTGTTTTTGGGGTGAAAAACCCAAAAAAAGAGTATTTGAAAAATATGGTCGAGAACAATTAAGTTTCGATTTAGTTGGTCGTGTGCATTTAGATCTACTAGAATTATATAGAAAATACACGTATGAAGAAAGACATAGTTTTAGATTAGACGCAATAGGAGAACACGAACTGGGAGAACGTAAAACGGTGTATGAAGGTTCACTTGATAACCTGTATAAAAATGATTTTGGATTATTCATAGAATATAATAGACAAGACACCGCACTATTAGCCAAACTAGAGAAAAAATTAAAGTTCATCGAACTAGCGAACGAAATAGCACACCAAAACACAGTCCTTTTAGGAACGACCATGGGTGCTGTTGCTGTAACAGAACAGGCCATCGTGAACGAGACACACAGGCGTGGAATGATAGTTCCCGGGAGAAAATATAGAGATAAAGATGCAGAACCGGTATCAGCGGCAGGTGCCTACGTAGCAACTCCGATAAAAGGAATACATGACTGGATAGGGTCAATCGATATTAATTCACTGTACCCAAGTGTGATCAGGGCATTGAACATGGGACCAGAGACCATCGTGGGACAGATAAGGCCAGTGATAACTTCCGCTGAGATCAACAGGGCCAAGCACGCCAAGAAGTCGTTCGCGGCCGCATGGGACAGCCAGTTCGGATCATGGGAGTACCAGGCGGTGATGAAACAGGACAAGGGCACGGAGATCATAGTGGACTGGGAGGACAATACCAGTGTGCGTATGAGTGCGGCACAGCTCTACGAGATCATATTCGATGGCAACAACAAATGGATGCTCAGTGCTAATGGAACAATATTTACATACGAGTACGAGGCTATTATTCCAGGATTGTTGAAGCGTTGGTATGCGGAACGACAAGAAATGCAACAAAAAATGCGTGAGTGTGGCGATAATGAAATAGAAAGAGAGTATTGGGATAAAAGACAACTTGTTAAAAAAATTAATTTGAACAGTCTATATGGTGCGATATTAAATCCTGGCTGTAGATTCTTTGACATAAGAATAGGTCAATCGGTGACGCTGACCGGCAGATGTATAACAAAACACATGGCCAGCAAGGTCAACGAGATCGTGGCGGGCAAGTATGACCACAAGGGCGAGAGTGTGGTGTATGGAGACACCGACTCGGTGTATTTCACAGCATACAAGACACTAAAGAAAGAGATAGACGAGGGCGTGATACCATGGACAAAGGATTCTGTCGTAGCACTGTATGACCGAATATCAGATGAAGTGAACGGATCATTTAAATTGTTCATGACCAAAGCGTTCCACTGTCCGAGCACAAGGGGAGAAGTTATTGCGGCAGGTAGAGAACTAGTGGCTTCGAAAGGATTGTTTATAACAAAGAAAAGGTATGCAGTGCTGTACTATGACAAAGAAGGCAAGCGAACAGACATCGAAGGCAAAGAAGGTAAGATGAAAGCAATGGGACTGGATCTGAAACGTTCAGATACTCCTGTGTTCGTACAAGACTTCTTGAGTGATTTGTTGTATATGGTGCTAACAGGTAAGACCGAAACAGAAGTATTAGAGAAGATAAGTGAGTTCAGGGCAGAGTTCAAGTCCAGACCAGGTTGGGAGAAGGGTTCGCCAAAAAGAGCCAACAATATGACCAAGTACACGGAAGAGGAGGCTAAGAAGGGCAAGACCAACATGCCAGGACACGTGAGAGCCAGCATGAACTGGAACAGGTGCCGAGACATGTATGGTGACAAGTATTCAATGCCTATTACAGACGGTGCCAAGGTCATAGTGTGCAAACTGAAATCCAATCCTCTTGGTTACACTAGTATAGCATATCCTGTAGACGAATTACGAATACCAGAATGGTTCAAGGAACTACCGTTTGACTCCGAAGCCATGGAGAGCACAATACTTGATCAGAAGATAGACAATCTAATAGGTGTACTAGAATGGGACATCCAATCAACAGAAACCACAAATACTTTCAACAAATTATTTGAATTCTAAATACAGACATGCTGAGCATAGAAGAGATCAAACTGCTGATAGAGAAACTTCAGAAATTGAAGGACGGCAAGGACTTCAACACCATCCTTGAGCAGAACTTGAAAAAATTAAAGGATCTAGCAGATGTAGTGGACATCAATAATAGCGAGATGATCGACAGACTTGACAAGACTGTGGACTGGTTCCGTAGAGATCTCGAGGAGAAAAGACAAAAGCCCATAGTAGACGATGGTCTATACAGGATGATACAGACTAAAATATTTCAATTCTCAAAGACCAATTTATACAATAGTTTAGAGATAGGGCCAGGTACAGGAATGTTTTCAAAGGAGTTCAGGGCTTGGAGATTGAATTTCTTTGTCGACATCATGATTGATTTAGAGAATAAAATCAGGAGGAGATTCCTACCCGCCGCACAAAAGAATCTCAGATTCTACACCACGGACCGAACAGCGTGTGACCAAATACCATCAGGCTCATGCAATTTTGTGTTCAGTTGGGACACTTTCGTTTTCTTTACACAGGAACACATCAAGCAATATCTCAATGATATCAAGAGGGTTCTCATAGACGGCGGATATGTATTCATCCAATACGCCGATTGCCATTATGACTTAGATTTATCACAGGCCAAACGAGGGTATTGGAATTATAACACCAAGACTGCTATGACTAAAATCATCGAGGACGAAGGATATGAGGTAGTGGAGATGAACATGTTCCGCCCTGGTGCAAATTATGCCATATTTCGTAAACCTGGTAAACAAAATCCTGTAGTTTATAAATTTTCTGAATTAACACTTGATTAAGATCTAAATATCTTATACAATTAGAACATTATGATAGACATCTTAAAAGACATCGTTAAACACACGCATGGATTGGGATTCTTGGATCTGGTCAAGATCACTGGGGACGATAAGGAGACAACAATCGACTCAATGGCCGAGGACAGATCTGTGATCCTGCAGGGGTCTTTCCACAAACCACAACCGGAGATGACGGGAACGTTCGGAATGCCACAGATGGGCAAACTGGACATCCACTTGAAGTGTCCGGAGTACAAGGAGAAGGCGAACATAACAGTGTTGTCCGGTGAGAGAAACGGCGCAACGGTTCCGACGGGAATCCATTTCGAGAATGAAA